CTGGAGGCGATCTAATGCACGCTCGCCAGCAAATCCGCGACGCCGTGGTGACGATCTGCACCGGCCTCGCGACGACCGGCCCCCGCGTCTACGCCAGCCGCACCTATCCGATGGCGACCGCCGATCTGCCGGGGCTTTGCGTCTACACGACCAACGAAGCGTCGCAGCCTGAAATCATGCGATCACCGCGGCGGCTGGTGCGCGAGCTGTCGCTTGTTGTCGAGTGCTACGCGCGAGCGACCGACAGTATTGACGACGCGCTGGACGACATGGCTGCCGAGGTCGAAACGGCCATCGGCACGGATGCCACGCTTGGCGGCAAGGTGCGCCGCGTTCATGTCGCGCAAACAGAAACATTCATCAACAGCGACGGCGAGCAGCCGGTCGGCGTGATCCGGCTGACGTTCCTGGCCGAATACGCAACCTACGAAACCGCGCCGGCTACGCTGGCGAACTAAGCCGCCGCTCTAGCGGCCACCAACAACTCGCAACCGAGAAACGCCCGGCGCGGAAGCCCGCCCGCCGGCCGCGTCCGCGCGTCCGCGCATAGGGCATCACACAAACCGGAGAAGTCTAAATGGCTAACCATGTTGGCAACGAAGGTGTTGTCAAGGTCGGCAGCGTTACCGTTGCCGAAGTGCGTTCGTTTTCCATCAACATGAGCGCCGACACCACGGAAGACACCGTGATCGGTGATACGTGGAAGACGCATGTCGTGACGCAGAATTCGTGGACCGCCGAAGTCACCTGCTTTTGGGATGAAGCGGACACCACTGGTCAGGGCGCCTTTACCATCGGTTCCAGCGTCACGCTGAACCTGTACCCCGAAGGCGCTAGCGCCGGTACGTCCGAGACGTACTACACCGGCACCGCGATTGTGACCGGCTGGGGTACGTCGCAGACCCATAACGGCATGGTCGAGGCTACCTACAGCTTCCAGGGCACCGGCGCTCTTACCAAGTCGACGCTGGCCTAAGCCATGACTGACCGTCTCATTGATCTATTGAGGGCGGACTTTGCCGCCCGCAAGCGGCGGGTGGATGTGCTGGGGCGCGAAGTCTTCGTGACGCCACTGACGCTTGGCGAGCAGACCAAAATCGCAGCGATGCACCCCGACGACGGTGCATTGCGGATGGCTGAAACCATCGTCGCAAAGACGGTGGATGCCGAGGGCAAGCCTGTTTTCACAAAGGACGATAAACAGGATTTGAAGCGTGCCGTTGCCGGTGATGCGCTTGGCCCGATTATCGCCGCCATCGTTGGCCCGGCCATCCCGGAAATCGAAAAAAACTAAGCGGGAGGCGGTCGGCCGAATTTGCGCGATATGCGCTGGCCGACCGCCTCCACAAAACACTGGCGGAAATCGACGGAATGACCGTCGAGGAATGGAATGGATGGATGGTTTACCTGTCCGTCCTGGAAGACGAACGCAAGAAGCGGAAGGGCTGACCTGATGCCACTCGATGCAGCACAATGGCAAATCCAGATCACGGCTGCCGATAAGACTTCCGCTGCTTTCACGTCGCTTCAGCAGCGCATGAAGCAGACAGAGACCATTGCCGCGGGCATGTCGCAGGGTATGTCTAATGCGTTCGGCGCCGTGACGCGGATGCTGGGGCCGCTGACGGCGGCGACGCTTGCCGCGGCGGCGGCTCATAAACTGTGGACCGCTGGCATGGCGGCCGGCGATCTAGGCGAACAGGCCGAGCAAATTGGGCTGACGACCGACCAGCTACAGGCTTACAGGCTGGTTGCAGCTCAATCTGGCGTCAACGTCGAGCAGCTCGACGGCGCGATGATGAAGCTAACGCGCGCCATGGGGACGGCCAACGAGGGTAGCGACGAAATGATTGCCCGCTTTGACAAGCTGGGCGTCAAGCTACTGGACTCGGAAGGCAAGTTGCGGAAGCCGGCGGAAGTGCTGCCGGAGTTGGCGCGCGGCTTGTTAGGCATGTCGTCCGAAACCGAGCGTAACGCGCTGATCATGGAAATATTCGGCCGCTCTGGCAGCCGAATGGTAACAACGCTAGAGCAATTGGCGCGCGGCAATGATGCGGTAATTCAGAGCGCGCGAGAAGCGGGCGCCGTCATTAGTGGGGAAACAATCAAAGCGTGGGACGATCTGTCGGACCAGTTAAAGGTTGCTGAACAGCGTTCTCAATCTCTTTGGGCAGAACTTGGCAAGCCAATTGCCATTGAGGGGCTCAAACTATTCAATGCCACGCTAAAAGAAACACATGCAATTATGTCGGCTATAGACAAAGCCGGCAATTGGCTGTTCGGTGGAGGATTGACCGGGACCGACCTGGCGGGCCTTCAAAAAAGGGCCGAGACGCTACAGGCTACAATCAATGCAATCAGCGAAGGCGCACAAGGGCAAGTTGACGATCTAGCGCGCGCACGGCTTGCCGGCCTCTACAAGCAGCTTGAAGATGTCAACGATCAGATCGCGCAGAAAATGACGGCTGGTTATGTCTTGCCGGCCGTTACTGTGACGGCATCTACAGGTACTTCAAACCCCGTCGGCAAAGCGGCAAAGGGAGCCGGCGACAGCGCGCAGAAGAAACTCGACGCGCTGATTGTCGAGCGCACGGCGCTGGAAGACGCGCTGTCCAAGTTTGAGACGCAGGGCAACGAGACAGTCGCGGAAATGGAGAAGCGGCTGGACCGTCAGGTGGCGTTGCAAAAGAAGGTGAACAGCCTCACGGAAGGGCTGCCGAAGGATAGCCCGCTGGCGCAGCAAATGACCGCGGAAGCCACGGCCATCACGGAACTGAACACCAAGCTGGAAGAGAAGCGCCGCATTATGCAGGGCGCCGAGCAAACCGTCGCGAAGTACGGCGACGGCATGAAGGCTGCCGAGCGTGCTACCGCGGACCTGAATGAACAGCTCGCGCTTGGGCTTATCAACCCGCAGCAGTACGCGCTCGCGATCCGCGACGTTGCCCGCGCGCAAGAGGAACAGGCGATCCAGACGCGCGGCGCAATCGGTGGCCTGGATGGCTTCTTTGCCGGCATGGAAAACGCCACGCGGCAGGCCAACAAGATGTCGCGAGAGTTCCAGTACGGCGAAAAGATGATCGGGCTGATGGACGAAGCCATCAGTGAGATGGTGCAGAACGGCGAGGTTAACTTTCAGCGGTTGCTGCAATCGTTCGTCACCATGCTGATCCAAATGGAAATGCGCGCCGCGGCGTCTTCGCTGTTCTCTGCCATCGGCGGCAGCATGGGCGCCGGCGGCGGGCTTATCAGCGGCATTGTCTCCGGAATTGCCGGCATGTTTGGAAGCGGCGGCAGCAGCGGCGTCGGCGGGCTGATTAGTTCCGGCATGTTGTCGGGAACTGGCGGCACCTATGCCGAGGGCGGACGGCCGCCACTCAACAAGGTTTCTCTTGTTGGTGAACGTGGACCCGAGCTGTTCGTACCGGATACCGCGGGAACCATCATCCCCAACCACGCGCTGGACGGCGGCGGCGGCGAGGTCGTATCCGTCAACATGCAAAACAGCTTCGGCGGCGGCGTTACCCACGCCGAAATGCTGCGCTACGGCGCGATGATCGAAGAACGCGCAAAGGCCGGCGCGATGGCTGGCATCGAAGCCAAGCGCAAGCGCGGCGGCTCCATTAAGCAGGTGTTCCGCGGATGACCGTTACCTATCCATTGACATGGCCGACGGCCACTGGCGTTACGCAGATCACGATCAGCGAGAACAACGTGGTGGCCGTGTCAGCGGCCCCCATGTCGGGCATTGAACAGGTCCAGGAATTCCCAGGCCAGTGGTGGCTTGCGGAGATTTCCTTTCCGCCCATGTCGCGCGCCAACGCCGACGCATGGATGTCAACGCTTGGCGCGCTGCGTGGTCGAGCCGGAACAATCATCATCCCGGATATCAGCCGCGCGACAGCACGCGGCACGGCTTCCACGACGCCGGGAACGCCGCAGGTAAACGGCGCGTCGCAGACGGGCCTGACGCTGGCGGTCAAGACGGGCTTGGGCACTGTCACAGGCTATTTGAAAGCCAACGACCGGATATCGTTGGGAACGGGCAGCACGCGCCGGCTGCACAAGGTGGTCAACGATGTGAACCTGGTCAGCGGAAACGCGACCATTGATATCTGGCCGCGGCTGCGTTCGTCGCCGTCGAATAACGAGACGATCTACGTGGCGAACGCTTCTGGGCGCTTCCGCATGACGACTAACAAGCTGGATGAAACGCGCAGCCGTGACGGGCTCTACCGGCTGCCGCCTATCACGTTCCGGGAGGCGTTGGACTAATGGCGCGCGCACTTACAACGGCAATGAAGACGGCGATTGCCGCCACTACTGTTCGCCCGGCGCTGCTGCTGGAACAGCAGTTCAAGACCGGCACTGCGAACATGTGGACCGGCATCGGGCCGCTGTCGTGGGCAAGCAAAACGTGGCTCGGTGTTGGCGACCTGTTGTCCGTTTCCGAGCTGGAAGAAAGCAACGAGATTTCGGCCAAGGGCATGACGATTTCGCTAAAGGGCGTGAAGTCGTCAGACATATCGCAGGCTCTATCCGAGATGCAGCGCAACCTGCCCGGCAAGCTGTGGCTGGCGTTATTCGATGAGACAGGCGCGTTGGTGCTGTCGCCTAAGATTGTTTTCAGCGGCAAGCTGGACACCTGTGTTGTCGAAGACGGCGCCGACAACTGCACCATTTCCATCGCGCTAGAAAGCGACCTAATCGACCTGGAGCGCCCGCGCGAGGTTCGTTACACCGACATTGAACAAAAAAAGCGGTATCCCAATGACCGCGGCCTAGAGAACATTACGTCTCTACAGGACGCCGATATCCCTTGGGGCGCTCGCTAATGGCGATCTGTCGCGTCGAAGGCTGGGAACAGCGCCTTACCGCTCACATCGACCGATACCGCAGCGAGCCGTTTGGCTACGGCACGCACGATTGCGCGACGCTGGCGGCCGGCGCCGTCAAGGCATTGGACCCGTCTTTCGATTGGCCGATCACCTGGACCAGCGAGCGGGAAGCGTTGCGGATTATCTCTGAAGCCGACGGGCTGGAAGCGATCGCAACGAAGGTTCTGGGCGAACCAATCGACAATTGGCGGATGTGCCGTCGCGGCGATATTGCGCTAATCGTCCAAGGTAACTGGCCGTCGTTTGCTGTTGGCACGTCGTCGGGGCTTTGCGCTCCCGCGCTTGAAGGTGGCGTTGCGTTCGTGCCGCTGGATGCCGCGTTCAAGGTTTGGAGGGTCGGGTAGATGCTGCTTATTGGCGTCTTTGCGCTTGTAATGATGCTGGCGTTTCCGGCATCGGCCGATCCGGTATCTGTCGCCATTCTTGGTGTTGTTTCCGCGTCCTTGGCGCAGTCTGCGGTGGCCGTCGCAATCACCACGATGGTTCTGACAACGCTTGTGTCCATGGCGCTGTCGTTCGTCGCTTCGGCACTTCTAAAGCCAGCAGGCAAGAGCGGTGGCGGCGCCGGAATGCCCGATACATCGCTAAACACAAAGCAAAGCGTCAGGCAGCCGACGGCGCCCATGCAGGTGGTCTATGGAAAGACCAAGGTTGGCGGCGT